TCTTCTTTGGTTCTTCTTTTTTACCTAAATCTACTTTAGCTATATCTTCTTTTACAACTAATTTTTTAGGTTTCTTTTTTACTTTAAAATCACCTTGTGATAACTCACCATTGGCGCTTTCTTTTATTTCTTCTGACATAATATAATACAATAGTTAATATAAAATTATCTAGGTGCAAACTGTTCTAGTCCTATACCACCTAAATTATCATTACCTTTAGATTCAAAGTTTATAGGTAAACCATCTTCTCTTCTTTGGGTTATCATTTCACTCTGTTGAGTGCCTTGAATTTTAAGTCTTTTATCTTTACGATCTTCTATTTGTTTTTCTTTTTCAGCTATAACTCTTGATTGTTCTTTAGCTAACTGCATGTTGTAGTTAAACTCTTGCTGCATTAAACCTCTTTTTATTTCAGCTTCTGTTTGAAGTCTTTGTATTTCAAACTGAGATTTAGCTTGTTCTAACTGCACTTTACTATTAGTCATAGCTTCTTGCTTTTGAAGTTCTGCTAATGCTGTTTTTTCTGCAGTTTCTGCTTGAGCTTGTCCCTGTGCTTGTATTTGCTGTAACTTTAATTGCTGATCTTTAGCTTGTTTTTCTTGTCTTCTTTTCTTTAATAAAGTATTAGCAAGTTTAAGGTTGTTTACATTTCTAATATCTATAGCATCTTCTAGATCTATAGACTGAGTAGATAAAGCTACTTGTATATTCTGTTCTAGTTTTGCTTTTTCTTCATCATCTGGCTCTAATTCTATAAATATACCAAAATCATGTACGTTTACTTTCATTAATTCATCTAATGTATTAGTATTAAAATTAGATATACTATTAATTAAAGACATTCTAGTAAGAGGAAACATTAACGAGTCATTAACTCTTAAAGATATATTTTCACAAGTCATTAAAGTTAAATATAAACTAGCTTGAAGTATATGCCTAGTAGCTGTATTAGAGTTAGCAGCTGCTAGCTTTTGTAAACCTACTAATGAATTTTTATCAGGAACACTACCATCCCTTGCTTCATTTAATCCAGTTACATCTCTTATCATTTGTAAATAATAATTATACGTCTGAATTAATGATCCAATTTTAGCACCGCCAGAAGATGATTGAAGCTCTTGAACTGGCACCTTACCTCTATTCATTTCACCATCTTGTGTTAAGCTTCTACCAATTACACTACCAGTTTGAAAATACATATTCAACGCTTCAGCTGGATTATAATTAGTACCATTACCAAGATCAACTTCTGCTAAACCATCCATGTCTAGATATACACCATCAGGTACCATACGGGACATTACTTGTTGTAGTTTCAAATGTGTTAATTGTATCATATCAGCAAAGCCAGTAATTCTACTTACTAAACTTTCTATTCTACCTTGATACATGCGTGGAGCTGTTATAGTATAGCTAAGATTTACTTTACTTGTATCAGCGTATGGTCTTGTCATATTTTCTGCTAAACGCCAGTCAAGCATTTCTTCCATACCTAACACCTTAGCTCCGCTATATAAAGTTTCAATTGACCTAGAAGCTTTTTTAAAGTTATCTGTTTCTTTAACTTCTAAAAATGTGTCTTCTTTTTCTATAGTTTTCTCTAATCCTGTAGCAGTAGTTTTTATTTTAAATACTTGATCTATATAACTTTTCCACTCAAAATATAATACTTGAACAGTATTTTGATCATATCTACCATTAAAGTTAGGCGAATAAGCTGTGTTGCCTGTATAGTTTTGTAATTTTTTAACTTGCTCAGGAGTTAAGCTTGGGAATTGTTTTTTAAGTTCTACTATAGGAACATTTTTAACTTCACCTACATAATATACATCTTCAAAATTAGGATCGTTAGTGTAAGAATAAACTATATTAGCTGGATCTACATAATCAATAACAATACCTTCAGCTGGATTCCAAGATGTTTTTACGCATGATATACCTAAAACTGTTAAATCGTAATTTAATCTTTTTCTAATTAAATGATATTTATTTTTATCTAATACTTGTTGTATAAGTTCTTCTTCTGCAACTTCTATAGATTGTTTATAATCCATTTGCATATGAGATGGAAGATCATCTAAGCTTTCTGGAGTATTTTTAGCTCTAGACTCACTCATATCAATGCCAAACTCTTTCATGACAGCATCATTAAAAGCTTTATTTTCAATATCCATTATTATACGCTGGGCATATTCAGTTCTTTTCTTCAAAGAAGTTGGATCTTGAGCCATTGCTTTTACCTCGTATGATCTTTGAGACATTCCGTTAACAACTATATCTACAAACTTAGGGATAATAGGTACAGGTTTCCAGTCTAAATTTAAATAGCTTAAGTCACCATTTATAGCTAATTCGTCTTTATATTTTTGCACTGGCTGTTCAGCTCTAGCATAAAGTCTTAAATTATGAAAATTATTATAGTTAGTCATATATCTATAACCAACACCCTGTGAATTTCTGAACCATTCACCTTCAATAGCTCTCGCAACTTTCAACCCATATTCGTAAGTAGCTTTCTCGGCAGCAGGTACGACCTGATTAGGAAATGTACTATATGTAGTAGTAGCTTGCATATATGTTAATTAATTTTTGATATTGTACCGGTATTATCATAAGTTCTAATACCAAGATTTATTTTATTAATATTTTTTCGAGGCACTGGTCTATATAAATTTTTGTTACAAGCCATTATAGCTAAACCAGAACTAATACTAGCATCATGTTTAGTTCTATTATTTATATTAAAAGTTGCCCAATCCTCTAATGTTTTTTGATGATACATATCACCATAGTTATTTTCTTTAGCACCTACAAAATTCTCTATATAACTTTCAATCGCGGCAGCATGTGCTTGTTTAATATCTTCACTTGAATTAGGTATTCCACCTATTTCTCTTTCTGTTATAGATAATTTATTAATTAATTTATCTGGTCTATTCATTGAAAAGCCTCTATAGCCCCTTCGCTTTAAATAATATAATAATCTAGGTTTATTGTTTTCAGCAAGTATAGGCATTCCATAAAATACTAAAGCCATAAGAACATCTTCAAAAAATATTTCAGCTGTTTGTGGTCTAGCTATATATTCTAAGAAAAAATGATTATTAGGAGCATCTTCCATAGAAAATTTTGTTAGTCCATGTAATGATCCATTAGACCCTTTACCATCAACAGTACCGCTAATGTCGTAACTATCACAGCCAAAAGCTCCAACGTGTTCGTTACCAGGATATTTAATTCCATTTTTTATAATCACTCGATTTTGTAGATTTTTAGGTGGTACCCAACTTATTTTAAACCTACCTTCATTATTTGGGTAAAACAAAACACTAGTATCTTTAACTCCATTTGTCCAATTAAAACTACCTTGTGTTAAGTTTGCGGCGTTATTTAAACTATCGTTATAATCTATTTGCTCGTATATTTTAGTTAAGTTAAACAAGCTTTGCTTTGCTTCATCTCTAAATGCGTGAGCTTCAGTTCTTGGAAACTGTCTATAGTATTCATTTAAACTGTCTTGATCGCTTTTAAGTCCGTCAACTTCGTTTTCCCAGTGTTCAATAACTCCTGTTGTAATTTCGTAACCATCAATTCCTTTGACTGTATTTTTACCTCTAATGAAGACAGGTAGTCCATAAGTATCCATGAATCCTTCGTAGTTCCACTCCATAGGTATGAACAAGCTATAGAGTCCAGAAGATGTTTGTCCGTTTCTATTTCTTTTAGTAACGTCACTATTGTAGTAAAGTTTTTTGAAATTTTCTCCACCTTTGTCTAAAGAGTTTGAAGTAGAGCCCATCATACATTTACCTACGACTCTTGATCCTAGACGCAGCGTAGTTTTTGTAACTCTCCAGTTGTTTAATATATTATCAGGTCTTTCCCATTTACCACTTTCATCATGCGCTAATAATTTTAGCTTTTCACCATCGTAAGAGTTATCACCAGTATTTTTCCAATCAATAGTTGTATCTAATCCTTCTAATTCTAATTCTTTAATATTTTCTTGTAGCTTTCTACGAGTAAGCTTCGCGGCCGGAACTCTATATGCCAGTTCAGTCTTTGGCCTGTCCATCCCGTCTTGAATAGGTTTAAAGAAAAACGGGTAGTTAACGGATATTGGGACAACTTTATCTGTGAACATTTTCTTGGCATCTGAACCAGACTTGGATAATATACCAAATCTAGAATCGGAAGATATTGTAGCTTGGTTAACAAGTTCCGCGCTTGACATAAAACTGAATCCAGATCGTCTGTTTTTAAGATAGCACATTCCGTAACACCTTTTATCTGCTTTACATGCTTCCCAAAATATAAAGAAGAGTCTATTTGCTTCTCTAAAATCAGGGGCTCCAACGTCGATTTTTGACCACTGCAAGTACATGTAATGAGTACCAGTAATATATATAGGATTGCCGTTATTGAAGAAATGAAAACCTTCTTCTCTACGTTTAAATTCTTGATCAATGTAATCATACCATTTTTCTTTAAACTCTACAGAGTATTCTTCCCAGTCAAATCTTGTTTTTATTTTTTGTAATTCTTTTGGGTATTCAAACTGTTGCCAGTATTGTTCCTTCTTATCTTTGCTTCGTTTATACGGTTCATCTGTTGTTGGTAGAGCAATCCTGAGATTTTGTATTTCAATGATTTGTCCAATTTTACCTGTTTTACTTATTACTATAAAATCATAATCAGAGTTGTAACCATACTCCCATTTTTTAAACCTATTATTTTTAGCTAATATTTTAGGATTTACAATGTCTTTAACTTCTTTCCAAAGAGTTTGCTTATAAATCATTTACTTCTCCCTTCTGCAAAACCCTTAAAAGATTTTGCTTCTTTGGGATTATCAATACCTTTTAAAACGTTTTCTTCTTCTTCAATACGTTGCAATATTTCAAAAGCATCCATTATACAAAGCTTTTTTGTAGCTGCTGCATTTTTTAATCTATCAGCTGCAAGATCATCGTTACCTTCGTTTATAATTTCTTCTTCAGCTACTTTAATTAACTCGTCAACTGCTTTTCGCCCAGCTCGGATTATATTCTTTCTCGTTTCCTTTGTGTTCATGGATTAAAGCTATATCATTTGATTTCATACAATAAAGTCGCTCATTACCTATTATAAACTCAAATTCTGAGTTTGGGGTGAATGTAACAAGCGCCCCAGGTTTTATTCTAGCAGCATCTAAGAAGCTATTACCATATTTTAATATACCAATATGGTTTTGTTCTTTATCAACGCTTAAATAGTTTTTATTTAATAACGGCTTTACAAAACAATAGTTTAGATGAGATTTATTATTATACATATATATTTGCTCTGGATAAGCTAAGTATAAATCATCTTTAAAAAAAGTAGATGAATTTTTTTCTCTACCTTTCATATCATAGTATCTTCTAAATATATTGTGGTGTACATAAACTTCATCGCCTTGCTCGATTTTAGTTTTATAAGCTTTAGGTGTTGATATTACTTTAGCTTTTTTACTAACAAATCTATGATCTTCAATACTAGTATTAATAATAAGTTCATTATCATTAACTTTTCGTATATTATCATACCTATTATTTAAGGGTTTAATTATAAACTGGTATAAACTTTTCATTAATAATTTAAATCGTATTCAACAGAAATAGCCATATTACGATTAAATTTTTTCCAAGGAAGTATTTCTTTATTTTTAGTTATATAAATATTATATGACTCGTCTTTACTTTCAAACAATATATCGTTTATTACGTGTCCTCCATATACTTCTTGACCTAAAGAATAATGCATGGCTTCGTTTTTATAATCAGCACCTATACTAATCTTTCTTATCTTCTTCATTTTCTACAGGTGTGTAAGTGCCGTCTTCAAGATTTATATTAACGTGGCCGTATTTTTCTTCTAATACTTTTTTAAGTTCTTCAATTTCAGTATTTATATCTGCTATTTTATGCAGCATTGCATGCTTTTTAGTTTCAATAACACCTATATCTAATATTACTTTTTGAAGATCTTCTTGTTGTGTTTTAGCTTTTTCAAGCTCTTCTTTAGTTATTTTATTTTCCATTTGATTTAATTTAATTGTTTGTTACTTATATATTTACTTGTATAAGTAACTTTTTACTCTGTAGGATCTGGCTCTGACCAAGCTGCAGTTGCCATTAATGCTAAAGCTTCTGTATGGTTCATTACATCTCCAACAATAGGTAAACTACCATCCGTTATAAAACTTGGAGTTACTCTATAGCTTAATAACCCTTGAGTGTTTGCTAAATTTCTTCTCATTGACTGTGCACTTTGCTGATCTACTTGAGAAAACAAAACTAAGTTTGTATCACTTAACTCAATTACTATATAACTTTTATTATTCATTTTTTTTATTTTAATATTTTAATTTTACGACGGTATATCTGTTGAACGGTCCAAAACGTCCATTGAGTTTGACAAACCATTTGCTGAACTATACGGTGCATCTCCTTTAATATCTATTGAACTTGTTCCTAAACCACTTGCTGAATATCCAGGACCGTCTACAATATCATTATTTGTCATACTACCAGCACTTAAAGCATTGTTAGTTCCAATTTCATCTAAACAAGTCCAAGCTCCTGAGTTGTAAGAACTATTACTTCCTAATTGCCACCAACTAACTGGTGTAGTTCCTGAGAAATTATGTAAGTTACCTGGTACACCTTCATTATAAATTTCATTTATTTCAGAAGAGCTTAAACCTGTATTCCATACTGCAGCATTTGAAAGTTCACCATTGAAAAAAGAAAGTGAAGCAAGAGTATATCTACCTATTATAAAGTTATTACCTATTTCAGAAGTTGGGGCTGTTATAGTGTAAGAATTTTGTTTAACACCATCTAAATAAATATGTAAAAGAGTTCCATCGTGTACTGTTGCAAAATGATGCCAACTCCCATCTGCAATGTTAGATACTGTTGTGTCTTTATTAGTGCCAGCACTATTATATCTTATACTAGTTGAAGTTCTAATTTGAATATAAAA